CTAACGCATCGGTAGCAGAATTTCGCGAATGGCGAGCTGGCGCAAGGTCCACGGCGCTCGGGTGGCGGACAGGGTGGGAGTGGGATTTGCCCGCCTGATCAATGGCATGGGCCGGCTTACCCGACGCCCGCACCCGTTGATCTACCTATGCTTTTGGGGCCCGTGGCTAACCACGGAGGCCCGTGAACGCATCCGGAACATTGAGCAATGACAGGTAAAGCGAAGCGTGGCAGGCTGCAATCCCCGGAGGTAAACATGGCCCAGGTCCTACCGTTTCCGCTGACCGCCCGACGCAGGTTCATTGAGCGACAAGCGTCTGTATCCCTCGGCATGAAGGCCGAGTCGGGCGAGCGCCACATCGTCCGAACCGTTGAGCAGCAGCGCGACATCCTTCTGCGGAAGGGCGTGGCGCCCGAGCTTGTCGAGCGGGAGTGTGCAGAGCTGGAGTCTGCGATCCGAGCTGCGCTGTGGAAGGTAGTCATGACCGGAGGCGCAGCTTGACCCGGAGGCACAACACCAAGGGCCGGTCGCGTTCTGAAGGCCGATACCTGAAGCTCCACCACTTCATGCTGGAAACGCTCGCGTGGCGTGACCTCAACGCTTACGCCCGGCAGGCCTACGTCGAGATCGCCATGGTCTACGACGGGAAGAACAACGGGTTCCTCGGGATGGGCGTCCGCCGGCTCGCTGAGCGGCTGAACGTGACCGAGAAGACCGCCCAGAAGGCTATTCACGAACTCCTCAGCCATGGCTTTGTTGAGGTGGCCGAGGAGAGCGGTTTCAACCGCAAGGACCGGAAGGCTACTGAGTTCCGGCTCACCGATTTGCTCTGCAATCGGACAATGGCGGCACCGTCCAAGGCCTATCAGAAATGGCACCCGGGCGTGATCGAAGCCGCCAACGACGCTGCGGCCAAGCCAGCTCCGAAGCCCGCTCGCCGCGCCGCCTGAAAGAAATCTACAGTAGGACGTCGTCCGGCTACAGTGGGACGTGCTCCCACTGTGAGAGTCTGACAGTGGGACGTCGTACCACTGTGGGCGCTTTTTCGGGCCTCTGACGGCCGCCTCACAGTGGGAGCACGTCCCACACATATATATCTACCACGGAGGGGGTGTTTGCGGGCACCGCAGAGCCACCCTCTAACAGGCCGTCCAGCGGCGGCGGCCCGGGTTTGTTCCGGTGGCGAGACCGAAGCTGACCGAAACTGGTCACCCTAATACAATACACCCTCCCCCTATCAGGATAGGGCTATATGCCCTGAGGTAGCCAAACCTACCGCGCGGCGCCTTAAGAACGTCTCGCAACAGGCCAGAATCCATATTTTGTCGGCCCGGTTGGGCCTCGATCGTCACCGTGTGGCCCCGTCCACCGGATTTCCACCGGACAGGTGGACCGTGAGGAAAGCCCCCGGCGTCAGGCTGTCACCCCCCCCGGTGACTGTGTGTCACCCCCCCCGGTGACACTCGTGACGGGGCGTGACGCGTGACATGCGGCCCCTCGGCGATGACCTGGGCCTGCACTTCCTCGGGCAGCTTGGCGACCTCGGCAGCGGCGGTGACAGCGACCTCGCCGGTTTCAACGGCGGCCACCAGCTCCGGCGCGCCGTCCCGCACAACGGCCTTGGCAGCCGTCACCGTGCGAACCGGAACGTTGAGCTGCGCAGCCGCTTCGCTGGTCGTCGTTCCATTCGGCAAATCTGCCGATTGGGAAAACCTCGACGCATCGCCCCTCGGCAGCTTTGCGATCTTCGCCGCCACCATGGCCCGCTGACCGTCGGTCAGGTGGTGCCATTGGAGTTACGCCTAGTCGTAACTCGGCCCCTCGCGCGCCCGCAAAAGCCTAGCAAATGCAGGCCTCAGCGCAGCGAATTCAATAGCTTAGCGCCAGCAAAACCCTAGCAAATCGACGGCAGCCCACCCCGGGGGGCATATCGGAACTTCCGATAGACCGGGGGACCGGAGGCGGGGTCGAGCAAACCAAAAGTGGCCGATTTGACGGATTTCACCGCCCCGTGCGCGGAATGTTTGGGATCAGAGAGCAGAGTTAGGGAACCTCTGTAGAAGAGGCGGCCGAAGCGACCGATCATCTTGGGGATGATGCGGTTCCTGGCTTCGGTGATGCAGACTAAGACGGCGGCTCCGGTCGCCGTCTCCTCTTCTGATGCGAGCGCAATCGCGTGGCTGACTGAACTGTTCGGCGGAACCCCGAAGTATTCGGGCGTTTCCGTCACTCCGGAGAACGCGCTGCACTACGGCGTGGCCTATGCCTGCGTCGCGGTCATATCGCAGGCCTGCGCCCAGCTCCCGGTTCACCTCTACCGGCGTACGGATGCGGGCGGGAAGGCGAGGGCGGTCGATCACCCGGCCTATGCGGTCCTCGCCGACATGGCGAACCCCTGGACGGCGAGCTACGACTTCCGGCAGGCGATGACCTCGGCGGCCCTGCGCTACGACCACGGGGCGTTCGCCCAGGTGATCAGGGTCGGCGGCGAGGTTCAGGAGCTGCTGCAGCTTCCCTCAGCCAGCATGCGGGTCACGACGGACCCCCTGACGCAGGAGCCGGTCTACACCCACACCGACGCGGCTGGCCGTGTTCGTCGCTTCGACCACACCGAGATCCTTCACCTTCGCCCGATGGATGGCGTGGCCCCTCTCACGGCCGCTGCAGAAGCCATCGGGACGCTTGTCGCCATGGAGCGGCACCAGGCCAAGCTGTTCGCCCGTGGCGCACGCCCCTCGGGGTCGCTGACCCTGCCGAAGGGCATGTCTGCCGACGCGATCAAGCGTGCGGCCTCGTCGTGGAACAAGGCGCACTCCGGCGAAGGTGGCGGCGGGACGGCGGTGCTCGAAGAGGGCATCACATGGTCGGCCCATGAGTTCAAATCGACGGACGCCCAGTTTCTGGAGCTGCGACAGCACCAGATCGCCGAGATCGCTCGGCCTTTCCGAATTCCGCCGACGCTCCTTCAGGAGCTAGGCCGCGCGACCTGGAGCAACACCGAGCAACTCGGGCTCCAATTCTTGCAACTGACGCTGATGCCCTGGCTCGAAGCCTGGCGCGCGGCCGTTCGGCGGAGCCTCCTGACCCCGGCCGAGCGGCAGTCGCTTGTGGTCGAGTTCACGATCGACGACCTCGCCCGAGCCACCCTCGCCGATCGGATGGAGGCCTATTCGAAGGCCATCACGAACGGCGTTCTCAGCCCGAATGAGGTGCGGGCGATGGAGAACCGCGCCCCGTATGCCGGTGGCGATGAGTTCCGCCTCCCGATGAATACCGAAGCGCCGGGAGAAGACGCATGACGCTCGCCCATGGCCCGGAGGTCACCCTCGACCTCAAGAGCGTGACCGAGGCCGGCATCTTCACCGGCTACGCCTCGACGTTCGGAAACGTCGATCGCGTGGGCGATATTGTCGCCGCCGGGGCCTTCAGAAAGAGCCTGAGCCGCCGTCCCGCCGCCCAGGTGAAGATGCTGCGCGGCCACGACACGGCCGAACCCATCGGGGTCTGGACTGAGCTGGAGGAGGACGGACGGGGGCTCAAGGCCACCGGTCGGCTGATCCTCGACACCACTAAGGGGCGGGAGACCTATGCCCTCATGAAGGCCGGCGCGCTGGACGGCCTGAGCATCGGCTTCCGGGCCGTCAAGGCCGGGGTCGAGCGCAAGTCCGGTGCCCGCGTGATCCAGGAGGCCGACCTCCTGGAGATCAGCGTCGTCACCTTCCCCGCGAACCCCCAAGCGGCCGTCCGGGCCGTCAAGTCCCACACGCCCGATCACGCGCAGGTGCTGATCCGGGCCCTGGAGCGGGCCCACGCCCGCCTGCGCGCTGAAAGGAGCTAACACCCATGCGCCACTTCCCCCCGATCGAGTTCAAGTCTGCAGACCCGGGCGAACAGCCCGACGACGTCAACGCCAAGGTCGGCGAGCTCGCCGACAAGCTGGCCAAGGCCGCCGAGGGCAAGTCCGAAGCCCTCGAAGTCGAACTGAAGGCCATCAAGGGCGAGTTGGCGGCGCTGAAGCGCGCCCCGGCTGGCGTCGATGAGGCCAAGGCCCTGAAGGAGATCGAGGCCAAGGCCTTCGAGGTGTTCGCGCGCAAGGGCGCCGAGCAGCTTTCGCCCGAAGAGAAGAAGGCCCTGCGCGTCGGCGACAGCACTGCCGGCGGCTACCTCGCGCCGGAGGAGTTCGTCCGCGAGCTGGACCGCAATCTGGTCGAGTTCAGCCCCATCCGCTCGGCCGCCCGGGTTTCGACGACCTCCTCGGGCTCGGTTCTCCTGCCGAAGCGGACCTCGACCCTCTCGGCCTACTGGGTTTCGGAGAGCGAGGAGCGCACGGAGACGCAGACCGCCTATGGCCAGACCTCGATCGATGTCGGCGAGATGGCCTGCTATGTCGATGTGTCGAACCAGCTCCTGGAAGATGCGGCCTTCGACCTGGCCTCGGAGCTGGCCTTCGACCTGGCCGAGGAGTTTGGCCGCGCCGAGGGCGAGGCCCACATCAAGGGCGACGGCGTCAAGAAGCCGCTGGGCCTGCTGAACACCGCCGGCATCGGAACCACGAAGTCGGGCGGCGCTTCGGGCTTCGCGGTCTCGGCTCCGGCCGACGCCCTGATCCAGCTCTACTATGACGTCAAGGGCGCCTACGCGGCGAATGCGGTCTGGGGCATGAACCGGACCACCATGGCGACCGTCCGCAAGTTCAAGGACGGTCAGGGTCAGTACCTCTGGGCCAATCCGATCTCGGAAGGCCAGCCCGCGACCCTCCTCGGCCGACCTGTCGTCGAGATGCCGGACCTCCCGGATGTCGCCGCTGGCGTCACCCCGATCGTGTTCGGTGACTTCCGCCACTACCGGATCTTCGACCGGGTCGCCCTGTCGATCCTGCGCGATCCCTACTCGCAGGCCACGGTGGGCCGCACCCGCTTCCACGCCCGTCGCCGGGTGGGCGGTGGCGTGACCCGCACCGAGGCCTTCCGCTTCCTCAAGATCGAGGCCTAAGCCATGATGCGCGACCAACATCACGACCTTTCGCTGCGTTCGGCCCTCGCGCCGGCCGTCTACAGCGCCAACGCCGCCGGCACGGTGATCGACCGCCGCGACTTCCAGTCGCTGACCTTCCTGATCCAGACCGGTGTCGGCGGGATCAGCTTCACCACAACCAACAAGATCACCTACGTCCTGGAAGACAGCGACGATGGCTCGACCTTCGCGGCGGTGGATGCTGAGGACGTTGTCGGGGCCAATCCCGTCTCCGGCGTCATCCGCGCGATCACGGCGGCCCACGCTCAGCCCTCGGTCACCCAGTGCGGCTACATCGGCGACAAGCGCTATGTCCGCCTGACGGCGCAGTTTGGCGGAACGCACGGCACCGGCACGGCCATCGCGGCCTCGGCGGTGCTGGGCCATCCGCGCCAGCGTCCGGTGGCCTGATGCCGGTTCGGGCTCCCGTTCTGTGCGCCTGCGGGCGGGTGAAGGCGGTCGGGCAGCAATGCCCGGCCTGCCGACCCGTGCGCGCGGCCCAAGTGCGGAAGCCCGACCCCCGCCCCTCGGCCTCGCGTCGCGGCTACAACGTCGAATGGCGCAAGGCCCGGGCGCAGTTCCTGAAGGCCAACCCCCTCTGTGCCTGCGGCTGCGGACGGAAAGCTGACGTCGTGGATCACATCGTCCCCCATCGGGGAGACGACCGGCTCTTCTGGGATCACGCAAACTGGCAGCCTATGGCCGCAAGCCCTTGCCACAACTCGCGTAAGCAAGCGCAGGAGCGTCGCGGATGAGTAATTCCATCGTCGGCGCCCTCCGCGTCAACCTCGGCCTCGACTCCGCGACCTTCGAAGAAGGCATGAAGCGGGTCGAGCGTCAGCTCCGCACCGTCAGCGCCAAATGGCAGGCGGTCGGGCAAAGCATGACGCAGGCCGGGGCCCTGATGACGGCCGGGATCACCGCGCCCCTGGCCGCCCTCGGCGTCCAGTTCGCCCGCTCGGCCATAGACGCCGAAGAGATGCAGTCCGCCTTCAACGTCTCATTCGGGGCGATGGCGAGCGACGTCCGCACCTGGGCGGATGAGACCGGGGACGCCCTTGGCCGCTCGACCTTCGAACTGCAGGAGATGGCACTAGGGTTCAACGGCCTCTTCAAGGCCGGGGGCCCGGTGACGGAAATGAGCGCCGACATGGCGCGCCAGTTCACCGTCCTCGCCCAGGACCTGGCCAGCTTCCACAACGAGGCTGAGCAGGACGTGTTCGCGGCCCTGCGCTCTGGCCTCTCCGGTGAGGCCGAGCCGCTCAGAAAGTTCAACGTCTACCTCACCGAAGCAGCGGTGAAGGCCGAAGCCATGCGCCTAGGCCTCGCCCGGGCCGGCGAAGAGCTGAGCGAGCAGGCCAAAATCCAGGCCCGGGCCTCGCTGATCCTTCAGGGGACCGTCGAGGCGCAAGGCGACGTCGCGCGAACCTCCGGATCGACTGCGAACCAGCTTCGCTCGCTGAACTCGCAGTGGGCCGAGCTGTCGGTCACGCTCGGGCAGGTGATCACGCCTGTCCTCGGGCCCATCGTCACCGCCCTGAACGGCATGCTGCAGTCCCTGTCGGACCTGTCGCCCGGCATGCAGACCTTTGTGGTTGCCGCCGGCGCTGTCGCCGCCGCACTGGGGCCTCTGGTGCTAGTCGCCGGGGCCGTGGTGTCGAGCATCGGCGCCCTGATCCCGGTCATCGGAGGAGCCTCGGCTGCGCTGGGCGCGGCCATGGTCCCGGCCCTTGCCGCCATCGCCCCCATCGCCATCCCTGTCGCGCTGGC